CATCCGCTTCGGCCACGAGATGGCCTCGGGCGTCGGCCACACCGACTCCATCCGCGTGATGGAAGGCAAGCTCGTGGCCACGGGCGTGGTCTCTCGGGACACGGCCGCCGCGAAGGAGGTCGTGACTTCGGCGAAGAACGGCTTCCCCTGGCAGGCATCCATCGGGGCGTCCGTTGAGGAGTTCGAGTTCGTGAAGGATGGCCAGAGCGCGGCTGTCAACGGGAAGGAGTTCAAGGGGCCCGTCAACGTCGTGAGGAAATCGACGCTCGGGGAGATCAGTTTCGTGGACCTCGGGGCCGACGCCGACACCTCGGCGAGCCTCGCCGCAAGACACAAGGAGAGAGAGCACATGGACGAGAAGGAAACCCAGAAGGACGAGAGGCAGGAAGTGACCGCTGGGGCGGTCGAGACGCCCGATCCCGTGGCCGAGATGCGAGTGAAGGCGGCCGCCGAGGCCCGGCGGATTGCCACGGTCCGCAGGGTCTGCGCCGGCAGGCACCCCGACATCGAGGCGAAGGCCATCGAGGAGGGGTGGGACGAGGCGAAGACCGAACTCGAGGTGCTCCGCGCGGAGCGCCCGAAGGCGCCGTCCCCCGGCATGCCCGGCGACCGCACGGTCGGCCGCAACACCATCCTCGCCACGGCGTACATGGCCGGAGGCGTGAAGGCCGACGCGCTCGTGAAGTCCTACGGCGAGCAGGCGGTGGAAGCGGCCGAGAAACTCCGCGGCATCGGCATCCAGGACTTTTTCCGGCTCTCGGCGCGCATGGACGGGGTGGAACTCCCCATCTGCACCGGCAACGGCGGCGACTTCATCCGTGCGGCGTTCTCGACCATGTCGCTCCCGGGCATCCTCTCCAACGTTGCCAACAAGATGCTCCTCGAGGGCTACACCTACATCGAGGACGCCTGGCGGAAGATCGTCAAGATCTCCTCCGTCAAGGACTTCAAGGAGCACACCCGCTACCGCCTGACCGACGATCTGAAGTTCGAGAAGGTCGGTCCCGACGGGGAGCTCAAGCACGGGAAACTCGGCGAGCAGACCTTCACCAACCAGGCCGAGACCTACGGGAAGATGTTCAGCCTGACGAGGACGCTCATCATCAACGACGACCTCGGGGCGTTCCTGGACATCCCGAAGCGCCTGGGGATGGAGGCGGCCCACGCAGTCGCCGAGGCGGTGTGGACCCTCCTCCTCTCAAACCCGGGCGGCTTCTTCTCGTCCGGCAACAAGAACTACCTCTCGGGCGCGGACACGGCGCTTTCCGTGGACAGCCTCACCGCGGCGGAGCTGCTCTTCCTCGACCAGACGCAGCCCAACGGGAGGCCGCTCGGGATCGGGCCCAGCATCCTCCTCGTCCCGAACGCCCTCAAGGTGCTGGCCGAGCAGCTGATGTCGAGCCTGAAGCTTAACGAGACGACCACGGCCAACAAGCCGAAGCCCACGGACAACCCGCACGCCGGGAAGTTCACGCCGGTGTCCTCGGCCTACCTCGGCAACGCCTCCATCGCGGGCTCCAGCACGAAGGCGTGGTACCTCTTCGCCGACCCGAACCGCCTGGCGGCCTTCGAGGTCGTGTTCCTCAACGGGGTCGAGCAGCCGACGGTGGAGCAGGCGGAGGCGGACTTCGACACGCTCGGGGTGCAGTTCCGGGCCTACATCGACTTCGGGATGAAGGAGCAGGATTTCCGGGGTGCGGTCAAGGTGAAAGGCGAGGCGTGAGCCTCCGAAACTTCAGGAGACAAGGACATGGCACAGGACTTTCAGGCGAGGTTCATTCAGGTCGGTGAGTCGATTGACTACACGCCTGGTTCGGCTGTGGCGGCAGGCCAGGTGGTGGTGCAGGGCAGCATGATCGGCGTGACGAAGGTGCCCATCGCGGCGAACGCTCTCGGGGCCCTCGCCGTCAAGGGCGTCTTCGACGTCGTGAAGGCGAACGAACAGATCGCGCTCGGCGCGGCCCTCTACTGGGACGCCGACGGCGACCCGTACGGCGGCTCGGCCGGCACGGGCTGCGCGACCACCACGTCCAGCGGCAACACGTTCATCGGGTTTGCGATGGAGGCGGCCGGGGCGACGGATGAGAAGGTCCGCGTCCTCTGGAATGGCCCGGTCTCGGTCGCCAACACCGTGCACAACGCCCTCACGGCCGACCTCACCGACCCCGGCGACACGGGTGCAATCCCAGTCACCGACTCCGGCAAGTGCGACCTCGTGACGACCGGTGCGCAGACGCGGACGCTCGCGGCTCCGACCTACATCGGGCAGCTGCTCCTGCTGTCGCTCAAGACCGACGGCGGGAACTGCGTCATCACATGCGCGACGACGGTCAACCAGACCGGCAACAACACCATCACGATGGACGATGCGGGGGATGCGATCCTCCTGGTCGGCAAGGCCAACGGCGCGAACAAGCGCTGGTCGGTGGTGTCGAATGACGGCTGCACGCTGAGCACGGTCTAACCGTCGGGGGCGTTCCGTGAGTGACATGCTCGAACGCGCGAGCGCATGGCTGGATAGCCAGAGCGTGAAGCACCTCTCGCGCCTGGTGACCTACCAGCGCGGGGGGGCGTCGGTCGACGTGCGGGCGACCATTGGCAAGACGATCTTCGAGGTCGACGACGGCTACGGCGTCATCGAGAAGGTCGAGTCACGGGATTACCTGATTCCGGCAGCCGAGCTGGTGCTGGCTGACCAGACGACGCTGCCGGAGCGGGGCGATCGCATCCGGGAGACGCAGGACGACAAGGTCTACGTCTACGAGGTCATGGCCCCGGGCAAGGAGCCGCACTTCCGGTTCAGTGACCCGTATCGCAGGACGCTGAGGATTCACACGAAGCACGTGGCGACGGAGGACGCGACATGAACAGCGATTGGGTGCTGGCACCCCTGACGCAGTACGGTTTCCTGGGCCTGTCGGCCGTGCTCCTGGCGCTGGTGTTCTGGCTGATCCGGAAGCTCCTGACGGTGCTCGAAGCCGCCAACGGCATCATCGCCGCCAATACCAAGGCGATCTCGGACCTGACGCACATGACGAGCGACCTGATAAAGCTCAATCGCTCGCTCCATGACAAGATCATCTCGCGACCGTGCATCGCGCAGAAAGAGACATGAGCGCCGCCTACGATGCCGTGAAGGAGATTCGCGCGGTCGTCCGCGAGATGCGCGACGTTCATCGGCGCGAGGGCGGCCGGGTCCTGGCGCACTGGATGAATCGCCTCGAAGGAGCATTGATCACCGTCACTAGGGAGACAAGGGCATGTCGCTCGTGGCCGACATCGCCGAGGCCGTGAAAGACGAACTCAACGCGCACGACTTCAGCATGGAGTTCGAGGCGGCCCGAGGCTATCTCCCGCTCTTCGACCTGCCGGAGATGAAGGACCTGCACGTCACCGTCGTGCCGAAGGGGCTGGCTGTCGAGGGCGGGTCGAGGAAGGCGAGCCAGCACGACGTCCAGGTCGACGTCGCGGTGCAGAAGAAGCTGGAGGCTGCAGACAACGCTGAGATGGACGACCTGATGTCTCTCGTCGAGGAGATATCGGACTTCCTGCGGTTCAGGCGGCTCGAGGGCTTTCCGGGCGCGGCCTGGCTCAAGGTCGAGAACGCGCCGGTGTATTCGCAGGAGCACCTCTCCGAGATGCGGCAGTTCACGAGCGTTCTGACGGTGACGTATCGCGTGATGAGGTAAGTGCGATGGCCGTGAAGAAACAGTGGATTCAGTCGGCGACGGTGGGCGTGGACGAGGAGTCCGGCGCGCTTCTAACGGACGGCGCGCACTCCGGATTTCTCGTCGAGAAGAAGGTCTCGCTCCCGAACGCGGGGCACGTCGAGGTCGACCTGGGGGAGGTCTGCCACAATGTGATGATTTTCGTCGAATCGGGCGCGGCCGCTCAAGTGAGCCTCCTTGGGATTGCGACGGTCGACAGCCCAGACATCGACGACACGGTGATGCCGCGCATTCCGTGTCCCCAAGGGACTTCACAGGTGAGCTTCTACGCCGCCGGCGACATGCACCTGAAGAAAGCCACAATCTGGGGGTGGTGAGATGACGGAACGCATGGCCTCCCGGATTCCGAAGCCGCCGACGAGAGAGGAAGGTCGCAGGATGTACGACGACCTGATCAGGACGCTCGTGGCGCAGAAGGAGAAGCTGGAAGGCATGATCGCCCGGATTGACGCGGGGATCGACGAGATGACCGCACGGCGGGACAGGTATTTCCGGTGAAGGGGTGAAGCGTGGGGACTCCGAGGACCTGCACCTGGACGGGCGCGGTGAGCACGTCCTGGTTCAACACCGGCAACTGGCTCGGCCTCCAGGGCGGGAGCTGGCCGGGGGACTGCGGAGGGAACTACCCGGACTGCCCGACGGACGACACCGTGTATTTCCTCGGGGCGTCGGCGCAGCGGGCGTGCGTGATGACCCCGCCCACCGAGCCGGTGCCGCTCGTTGCCGTCTACGCAGACCAGGCATACGGCGCATACCACGCCGATTTCGGCGTCTGGGGCGATCCAGGTTTCGAGGTCCCGGGCGGGACGATCCGTTGGTATGCCGGTGCGGTCCACCTCAGGATGTTCGCTTTCGGATTCCCGGCAGTCGTGGAGCTGCACGCAGGCGCGTACATCGCGAACGACATGTACACCGTCGGGCAAGGCATCTACGTCTACGATCAGCCGAGTGGGTCCTTCCCGCCGCCGCTGTGGGGATTCACCACGAAGGTGTTCCTGCTGAAGGACGACCTCTACGCCCACGACGGCATGACTGACCTGTGGATTGAAGCCGACGTCGAGGACTGGATGAACGAGCTGATGCCGGGAGAGCCTGACGTGCGGCGCGGAATCGTTTTCGGGAAGGGAGGCGGCAAGACCGGAGCGCTCGCGGTGCCGAGGCGGAGCTGCTGACTTGTCCCGAGCGGAGCCGAGGGATGGGTGCGGTCAAGGTGAAGGTGCGGACGAAGAGCGACTTCCACAAGGTCCGCAAGGCCGCGAAGCACGGGACGATCACGAGTCTCGGACACGCCGGGGCCTATGTCCGGGGCATCGCCAAGAAGAGCATCAAGATTTCGCCGGTGTATGCGCCTCCAGGGCATCCGCCGCACAGCAGGAAGGGCCGACTGAAGCATGGCATCGTGTATGCCGTCGAGAAGTCGCGGAGCGCCGTGCTCATCGGCCCGACGTATTCCGCCGTCGGCAAGATCGCGCGGACGCACGAGTTCGGGGGCACGGAGCCGCCGAAGAAACTCAAGGGCAGGAAGGCCAATTGGAAACTGGAACTCGGCGGCTTCGGGCCGATACGCGTCGGGCCTGCGGGGCCGGAGTTCGCGCGGCTCACGACGGAGAAACAGGTCGCGCGGGCGAAGGAGATCGCCGCGACGCTGCCTCAGGGCAAAGGCGCTCGGACGATACCGCGCCGCCGGTATCCCAAGCGGCCGTTCATGGGGCCTGCCTTGATGAGGTCGAGGGAGCGCCTGCCGAAGAAGTGGCAAGGCTCGGTCAGATAGGAGCCTGTCCGCCGAAGCTTTAGCGAAGGAGGAGACGAACGATGTCAATCAAACTGGGGATGGAGGCGAAGCTTTACCGAAACACCGGGACCTACGAGGCCCCCACGTGGGTGGAGATGACGAACGTCAAGGACCTGACGCTGAACCTCGAGAAGGGCGAGGCCGACGTGACGACCCGCGCCAACGAGGGCTGGCGGGCGACGGCGGGCACGCTGAAGGAAGGGTCGGTCGAGTTCGAGATGGTCTGGGACCCGACCGACGAGGGTTTCACGGCCGTCAAGGACGCTTGGTTCAACGGGACCAGCATCGAGCTCGCCGTCATGGACGGCGACATCACCGTGGACGGGACGCAGGGGCTGCGGGCGACCTTTGCGGTGATCTCGTTCACGCGGAACGAGCCGCTCGAGGAGGCGATGTCCGTCAACGTCAGCGTGAAGCCGACGTATGCGGCGCACGCGCCCGAGTGGATGGTCGTCGAGGTACCTTGAGAGGAGGTGATTCGTGAGGACTTTTCAGGACAGGGCCGGTCGTACGTGGAGCGTGGCTGTCAATGTGGACGCCGTGAAGCGCGTGCGGTCGCTCCTGAGTGTCGACCTACTGGAACTCGGCGAGGGCAAGCTTCTTGAGAAGATCGCCGCCGACGACGTGATGCTCGTGGACATCATCTATGTCCTCGTGAAGCCCGAGGCGGATACCCAGAAGGTCACGGACGTGGACTTCGGCCGGGCGATGGCGGGCGATGCAATCGACACGGCGTGGAAGGCGTTCCTCGAGGAACTCAGCGATTTTTTCCGGAGCCCGGCCAAGCGCCGGGTGCTGAGGAAGGCGCTGGCGAAACTCGATGTGTTCGAGACGAAGGCGATGGACTTCGCGGAGAAGCGTCTCGACAGCCTGGACCTCGAGCGCCAGCTCGACGAGGCGCTGAATGCCTCTGGAAGCTCGTCCACGAGCTCGCCGGCATCGTAGGCCTCGACCCCGGCCCCCTCACGCTGCGCGAACTCCTCTGGATGGCCGAGGGCAAGGTTTCGGAGCGATGGAACCACACGGCGCACCTATTGGCGCTCATCGCCAATGTCAACCGCGACCCGAAAAAGACGCGAGCTGCTCAGCCGGCTGACTTCCACCCCTTCCTCGAGAGGAAGAAACACCGGTGGAAGCTGAAGGCGAAGGATATCGGGATTCTGAAAGACATTTTCGTCAAGGAAAGGGGGAAGTCATGAGCGTGGGACAGTTCTTTGCGTTGGTGTGGGGCGTGCTGAATTCGCCGGCGGGCATCACGGCCGTGGCGGGGTTCATCCTGTGGCTCCTCAACAAGGTCTACGCGGCGAAGCCGGCGTGGAGGGCCTACGAGGGCACCATCATCGCCGCGGTGAAGTTCGCGGAAAAGGAGATCCCGGACGACAGCCCGAACAAGTCGCTGGCTCGTCTCGATGCCGCGCTGAAGTACGTGCTCCAGATCTACGAGCAGGCGACCGGCAAGGGTGCGACGCCCGAGGTGGAGGCAGGCCTCAAGGAGGGCATCCAGATCAAGCACGCGGAACTGGAGTCCGCCGGGACGCTGTAGCGGCTATGCGCTTTCGCACAAGGAGGCCAGAATGAACTGGCTCATTGAGATCGTCGTGCTGATCCTGCGGGCGCTGCTGCCCGCGGTCGTCGAGGGGGTCGGCAAGAGCCGCATCCCGACGTCGGAGGACGCGGCTCCCCAGCCGGAACTCAAGCGCCGACTCCAAGAGAGAATCCGCCGGACCTGGGGAGCCGCTGCGGTCGTGGTCCTCCTGGTCTTCTGCGTCGGCTGCGCGGGCAACCGCACGGTGTATGTCCCCGACGGAACGCCCGTGCGGCTGCGGGAGACGATCCACGACGCAAAGGTCTGGGTGCTCGACAAGAACCTGAAGCCCATCCCCGGCGTGATGGACCTCCCCGAGGGATGGTACTGCCTGCCAGGCCAGTATGACAACGGTGTCGAGGAGTGACCCGTGGCTTTCGCATCAGGCATCCGGGCGGGTGCGGCATACGTCGAGATCACCGCCAACGATTCCAAGCTCGTGAAGGGCCTGGGCAGGGCGGCCTCCCGCCTGAAGGCGTTCGGCCGCACGCTCACCAACATCGGGATGAAGGCCTTCGCGCTCGGGAGCGGCCTCGTCACCGGCTTCATCGCCGCTGCGAAATCCTTCGGCGACACCGGCAGCGAACTCCAGCACATGTCACAGCGTA